TTTTAATTATTTATTAATTTTTTCTAGTACGGAATCCATAATTCCGCGTGGTGCTTTTGAACCAATTTTAATAAAATCGGCTTTAGCCTCGTTCTCGGGGTTAAAAGAAATTGGGGTAGGTGTTTCGCTTAGTTCGGTTGCTTCGTTTGCAATCACGTTAACTTTGGAAAGTTTAGCCAATTCTGCTTTTAACGCTTCGTTTTCTTCTTTAAGTTTTTCCATTTCGCTAAAGAATGATTCTTTAACAATGGATTCGATTGTTTTTTTAGGAGTAGATACAGGCGCGGACATTTCTTCTTCGGGCATCGGCTCGGTAGTTTCTTCTTTCACTTCTTCCTCAACTTCTTCTACTTCTTCTTCTTTTTCTTTAACCTCGGAAATAATACCCTCTTCAACAATAACAAGAATACGTCCGTCTTCTAATTCGTATTCTCCAACAGGAACGGCTATCTTTTGTTCGTCTTCGGTTACGACAAATACTTCTTTTCCTGCCTCAAACGAATCCGCTTCGATTTTGGTTACTCCATCGCCCATAAGCATTTGTTCTAACTTAATTTCGTTAGATAACAACGCTTTGATTTTTTCTAGTAGTGTGCTATTTTTCATTTGTGTTTATTTATTTATTAAAAGTCGCTAGTTAAATCTAAATACTGAAGTTCATATTTTTCTATTGATTTTCTTAATTCCAATAGGTCGCTTTCTTCAGCAATAGCATTTTTTATATTTGCTGTAACGTTTGCAGGAATTTCAATACCTAAATCTTTAGTTTGCTTTAAGATTATTTCGTAATCTTTTTTAGCTTGTTCGATTTTTTTTCTTGTTGAATCAATTAACGGAAAAGTAGTATTAACTAAAGCGCTTACGGATTTTCTTCCCGTTTGTGCTATATTTCTTCCCGCGCCTTTTATTTCTTCCAAAAGTTTATTTAAGTTATCGATTGAACCTAACTCGACTTCGTGTGTACCTAACTCAACTTTTTTAGCTTGGATTTCGTCCGCCTTGTTGATTTTGTCTAAAATTGTTTTCATATCTATATAATTAAAGGTTAAAAGTTTTGTTGCATTTTGTTACGGCTTCGGATACCATAACGGGGGTGGCGGAACGGGGTTCGGTGGTGTTACGTCGCTTCCGATACCTTGGTTTTGTAGTTCGCCCGTACAACACTTTCGTTTATACGTTCCGTCTTTACATAAGCACGCACGTTTACCGCTTGTTCTACTTGCTCTTGGTTTGTTTCCGTTTTCGTTCATAACCCTAATAGTTTTTTAAGTTCGTTTACCACCTCGGTGGCTTCGTCTTCTTCTGCGCTCATTTCGAATTTATCAGCGAAGTAACCTTCGATTGAAAAGCCTTTTACTTTGCCTTCTTTAACATCGTTCCATACTTCTTCATTGTTTACTTTCATCGAAATCATCCAAGTTCCTTTAGGTAAGTCGAATCCGTATAAATTAGATTTGTCTTTTTCTTCGTCTTCGATTATCCACGATTCAACAACGCTTAATCCCGTTAACTTTTTCTCGTGTTCGTACGTTGCGTTGTTTTGGTTTGAACGCATTAAAAACAATTCACTTGCTTTTCGGATTGTATCGGAACTGAAGTAAATATAGTATTCTTCGTTCTTGTCGTTTCTGCGGTAAATTTGTTTATTAGGTACTAAGGCCGCACCCATTAAAATACGCTTTTCGGTGTCAACTTCTTTTAATATAATTTCGTGTTTATTTAGCGCTATAAAGTTTTCTTCGATTGCGGGAGAATGAACTACACTAACGGCATCGATTCCGCTTTGTTCGTCCTTTTCGTCTATAATCAGTTCAATGATTCTCATATCTTATTAATTTAATTATTCTTAAAGTGTTGCGTTTTGTACTCTATTCCTATCCAAACTTTGAGCCGTGGTTACTTGTCCACTAACTACGTAGGCTTGTGTCGGTTGTTGTTGAAGTTGTGCAAGTTGGTTTAGTCCGTTATTACCTACCACGTTAAACGAAGGCGCTTGTGTACCGCCACTTGCTCCCGTTGGCATTGAACCACCGCCGCCGCCGCCACCGCCACCGCTTATTGAACCACCGCCTTCAAATTTTTGCGAAGCTATTTTTTTTACGTTTAGTACCCCCGTTGCTACTGCTATTGCAGCGGCAATACCACCTAATACGGGCCCGACTACGGGAATACCCGACATTGAAGTATATGATTGTTGCGCTGCCTTAAATGTATCTATCGTTGCACTTGCTATATCTGCCGCTTTTTTGACGTTAAATGCTTTCTTTTGTCCTTCTTTAGATTTTGCATTAAACCCTATCGCTAAATCTCCGAGCGCTTGAAATTGTCCTTTTGCTAAATCTAATCCTTGAGCAATTTGGTCTTGTCTACGTTTTTTTTCTTCTTCATCGTACTTTTTATTTATTGCGTCAAGTTCGCGCCCTTTGGTTTCGGCTATTGTCTTTTCGGCATCCGCGTTACCTTTTGCTAATAACTGCATTTCCGCGTACTTTTCTTCAAGTAAATATATTTCGCGTTCTTGGTCGGTTAAACTTTGTTGGTAGTTTTGTTCTTGTAACTGCTCTATTTGCATATCGAAATCTAACCTCCGTTTCTTTTCTTCGTCTTGCATTTTCTTTTGAAAATCTTCCGTACGCTTTTTAACTTCGGCTTGGTTCTTTTCTTCTATTGCTAACAAATCTTTGTTCAAAAGGTCTTTAGCGTTTACTAAAATTTGGCGTTCTTGTTCCGTTAGTTTAGATTCAGCGTTTAACCTTAGTTCTTCAAGCTCTCTATTGTATTGTTCGCGGCTAATTTTTCCGTCTTGGTATTGCTTATCTAACGCTGCTTGTTCTTCTTGAGTTCGTTCCTTTAAGAAGTTATTGCGGTAATCGTTAAACGCGTCTTGTCGAAGCGCCTTTTCTTTATCTATTCCGTCTTGCATTAACGCAAGTTTTTGATTTTCGGATTCTTCTTCTAACTTGGCTTGGTCGTCGTTTTGTTTCTTTAGGTTGTCTATGTATGTTTTGCGGTTTTGTTCTGCGGTTTGCTTTGCATTATCCGCTCCTTGCTTAGCCTTAGCCGCCATTTCTTTTTGATGTTCGGCTTCCATTATTTCAATGGAGTGTTTTGTATCTACGTTATCTTTGTAGGTTTCGTCCATTATTTTACGGACTGCATCGGCTCGCTTTTTTAATGATTTGTAGCGGTCGGAATCTACGTCTTCGCTTGCTAATAGTAAATCCATTTCGGCTTTTATTGCCTTCATTTTAGACTTTTGCACTTCTAAGTAAACGCGCCCACTGTTTAAGTGTGATTTTGCCTTGGATAGTTCCATTTCGTAAGTGGCTTTACCCGAAGCCTTCGCTAAATCTATTTCTCTTTGTGCTTTTTTATCGTTTTGCGTTTGTTCCTTTTTAATTGCTTTGGCTCGTTTATCCGCACTTTTTATAACCGCTTCCGTGTGTGCTTCTGCGTTCTTTTTGAGTTTAGCCGTCTTTACATCGTCAATAACCCCCATAGCTTCGAGCGCTTTGGTTATTCCGTATATAATACCCACAAAAGGAAACAAAATAGAAAGAACTATTTTCACCCCCGTGCCTAATTTTTCGAAGCGTTCGCGTGCCGCCATTACGGCTGCCGTTACCTTGTCAAAGTTCGCAATAAGTAAACCAACCGCCACAACGATTGCACCGATACCCGTAGAAATCAAAGCAACCCTAAATAATTTCATAGCGTTGCTCGCTACTCCCGTAGAAACTGCTACGCCCGTTTGTGCCGTGGCTAATCCCGTTGAAGCAACTCCTTGCGCTGCGGTTACTGCTACGTTTGTTTTGTCTACGGCTGCACCCGCTGCCGTTACTGCGTTTTTCTTAAATAATCCCGCGACTACGTCTTTAACTACCGTGCCTAATTGCTTAAATGAATCACGCGCTTCTAAAACTCCTTGGACACCTTGAGAAAACGCCATAGCACTTTGAACGCGTACCATTGCTTGTTGTACCGCTTCGCCTTCTATTCCGATTAAACCTAACCCACCTTCAACGGCTTGAAATCCGTCTAATACACCGCCGAAAGATTTGGTTAACGCGTTAAATTTAGCGTCGGGGTTAAATGAATCTACTAAGTCGTTCGTAAATCCTATTTGGTCTTTAAGTTCTGCGGCTGCCTTTGCGGCTTGAATTGCTTCGGTGCTTGTTTCTCCGTAGGCGGCGCTTACCCTTTGAAGTTCTACAACGGCTTCTTTATACTGCGCTTTTAAAGATTTTACGTTGTCTTTAACTTCTAACTCAATCGTTCGTTTTTCCGCCATTTCTATTTAGTTTTTTTATATATAACTCGCGAAGCATTTGTTTGTACGCGGGTTTAATTTTGTCGTTTAGTTTATATTTTCCTTTTGCGATTTCTATATATTCGTGTTCGCCTACGAATTCCGCTACTTGTAAAAGTTGGACGATTTGATTAATATAACTCATTGCCTAATAATTATTATTTCTTGCGTTTGTTCGCTTCCGTCTTCGCCTTCGTAAGTTACCCTAATATCTATAACATCGTTAGCGCCTTCCGTATTTAATTGCCTTCCGTCTTCCACTATCCTTAAATCTGCTTCCTCGGTTATTCGTTCTTCGTTACCTGTTACATCGGGAAGAATAAACGTTACTCGTTGACTGCTTGTAATTGGTGCGGGTAAAATAACATCGGGGTTAGAACTTGAAAACGTGGCTCGTATCGTGTTACCTCGGCTTGGTGCTAAGTTAGGAAACGTAATCGGAACCCCTACGATTGGCACGGGTGGCGGGGGTGGCGAAGTGGGTGTATTTGGCGAAGCATTAATTATTATCGCGGGTAGCACGGGCATAAAATCGTTCAATAGTTGGAAGGTAGTTTCTCCCGTTACTAAATTCGTTTTCATTTCGTTAATAATATAACGCTTGTCCCGAATAATTAAGCGGTCGTTCAACTTTAACCCCGTAAAAATTGAAACGGGTAAATTTGCCTTAATCGTTGTTAGCCTATTTTTAGGGTTAAATAAGTTAGCCAAGTAAGGAAAATAATACGTAGCAAATATGCTTTGTTGAATCGGAGTTAACCAATAAGACGAAGTTTCGGGCGCGAAGTTTGTAGAATACTTTATCCCGTTGTCGGTTAAGTCTTGTCCGAACATCGTATAGTCATTCGTGATGTTATGCGAAGAACCATCCGTAAAATGTATATGGTGCGTTGCAGTAACTCCGCCATACTTGTAAAGTAAACACGGCTTAGGTATATAAGGAGAAAACGAACTATCTAACGAATAACCTACTTGTATTCCCGTTGGTGTACCCGTGTGGGTAAATTGGTTAAATAAAAGGTTTTCGAACGGAACTTTAATAGTAAATTCCCCGCCATCGTAGGGGTATTGGTATTCCGTGTTTCCGTATTCCTTTAACCCTTGTTCAAAGAATGCTTTATTCATTAACGAATTGGATTGCTCAAACGCAAACCCGATTTTTTTGTAAAGTTTTACCCTATCTACTCCTATTTCGGTTTTGTCCGTAAACTCGGTAATATCTATAACCGCACCCGCTCCGTACCAATCGTCCAAAGGTACAATTTCGTAAGTGTTTACCCCCGTACCAAAACACGTTAAATTAAATTGCTTTAAGATTCCCGAAATAAAATCGTTGATTTTCATTTGTGGCGCTAACTGCGCTAAGTTCGTGAACGCTGAAAGGTTTAAAGTAACGGTTGAATACCTAATAAATTCCGTTGTAGTAATCGGATTCACGGAAGTAATGTAAGTTACTTCGTATTGTATTTCGGAATCAAACGTTAAAGGAAAATTAGAACGAATATAAAACTCCCAAACATCGTTTAAGCCTTGAACATTTGTAACATTAGCAAGTCCATAAATAGCCGTTCCCGTTCCTTGCGTTGTAGAAAATAACGCGCCGTTTCTATACGTGTCTATCCAATAACTTGTTGTAGGCGAACTTACCGAAGTAACGTCTAACGTTATTACGTGATTCATCCACGTAGCTCCGTTAAAAAACGGGGTTGTAATTTGGTTTAACGAAGTATTAACGTAAAAATTAAGCGGGTAAGTTGGAGTAAAAAAACTTATTACAGTGTCAAAGTCAAGTTGTTGCGGTTGCCCACTAAACTCGAAATCGTTTTTATTTTTGTACCACAAATAAGCCTGCGTAAAACGCGGGTCATTTAAAAATGCACCCGTAAAAGTTACCCCGTATTGAAAACCGATAATATCGAAAATTGATTTTACCCGTACTGCGGGAAATAACTCGGTGTAGTTAATTGCACCTTGATTCGTGTGAATGTCGTTTGCATTTAACCCAAGTTGATTAACCAACCACGCGGGTATATTTGCGTTAGCGTATTGGTTCATAAATTCCCAAATACGATTAGAAGAAATAAGCGGATAACATACGTTCCAATCCGTTCCGTAATTTTGTACCCTATCAAAAACCTCGTTAAACGTGTAATCGTGGTTTATAGTCGTATAATCTAAATCGCTTAATAGGTCTTCGCCTATTAAATCTTTTAAGGTAGTTACATCCCCGTAAAAAGTTATCGTGTAGGAGTTAGGTTGTCCGTTTTTTAGTTGGCTCTTTTCCATTTGGATTTTACCCCTACGGAAAAAGGTCATATCTATTTCTATATAGCCGTCTAAGCGTTCTTGGTAGTTAATTGAACTATTTACTGCGTTCTCGTAAAAGTATTCCCAAATAGCGTTATTATTCGCGCTCGTGGGTATTGTAAACGACTGCGAAAAATCCGTAAACGTTTTGGAAATATCTTGAATGTTTTGGATTGTAGAATTTACTTCTATTGTTTCATCGTTAAATAAATCTAATTGCCTACCTTCTACAAATATGCGTACTTGTCTTTTCATTAGATAACGTTGTTAATTAGGTCGTTGCTTTGTTCAAATTCAAGTACGTAATTAATCGTCTTATTATTTATGTTCTTTTGCTTTTCGAATTCTTTTGTTTTCATCTTAACGGGTTGATTGTTAAGTAAAATTCGTTCGCTTAAAAGTAGTTGCTGAATGTTTGAGTTAAAGGATTCGTCTACCCACCCCGTGTTAACTCGGTAGCTTATTGTTCCGTTCGTGTTAAACGTTTGTCGTTGGTTTAAGTTGGTATTCCACGAACCAAATAAGCCCAACGTTTGCATTAAATTAAATTCGGTTGTCGTCGTAGATAAACTTTCGTAAGAAGCCTTAAACATAAATTCACGTTGCCACGCTCCGTACATATTTATAAAATCTATTGTAATTACGTCGTACCTACATTCTTCTATTGGGTAAAAATTTGCTTCCCAAACAATCGAAGCACCTACCAAAACTTCTACTTTGTTACCTGTTAAATAGTAACTTGGGTAAACACGATATAAGTTAAAAACGTCATCGGTTAGCACGCTATACGAATATGTTAAGCCCGTTTGAAATTGGGTATACCTAATCGTTCTTCCTGCTCTTAAATAAGCCGTAAATGTACCCGCTCGTTCTAACTGATTAACTGCGGGGTTGTTGTTTGCATCTACCCAATAGTAATAATCTTTTGAGTCTAAGTGTACGGGCATTATTCCAATATGCAAAGGGTTATAACCTTGCGAGTAATAGCCATATCCATCAAACGCCCAATAAGTAGTAGTGTCTAAAAAAACATAACCCGACAACGTTAACTTATAGCGCTTTACGTCTACTTTAATATAGTTGTCTACTCCCCATATTCCCGAATCCGTTGAATAGTTTTGAGAAACGGTATCGTGTTTAATTTGCTCCATTAAATAAGGAGAAATATTATAATAGTTTTTTATATCGTTCGAAGAAGGTATTAACTTTTCTAACGTGTAACTTGGCGAAGGTGGCGGGGTAGTTCCGTTTTGATATATAAATAATTCTACTTTACTTCCGCTTTGCCCTACTTCGTTTACTTCTATAATATACGGGCTTCGTGCAAATATTCTATTTATTGGCATAGTTTCTAAAATTTTCTTTCATTATAGTATCGAATAGTTCTTCTGATTCTAACCCGTACGCTTCTATTAATTCGTTAGGTAGTTCCTTAAATGCGGCTTCAAAAGGTCGTGTAAAAAATAAACTCGGTTTAATTCCGTTTACAAATATGTAACGCGACAACGCAAACTGCAAAGATTTTCGAGTTAGGAATTTTCCGCTTTTATCTCGTGGCGCTATTCCTTTTCGTACTATCCATTTGTCGAACGCCTTGGGTGGTGGCGCTTTGGTAGTGTAACTAAACTCCGTATTATATTTTTTACGTGTACCGCTTACCCCTTTGTCTTGGTAAAATCCGTATTCTGCCATTTCGAAAAAGAAACGAATCGAGTTCGGCATAACCTTTACTTCAGCGCTTAAACTTTTACTTAAATTTCCCGTGCTTTTTTTCTTGCGTAGGTTTGCCTTGCTACGTTTAATTACGTAGTCCCTAAATTCTTCGAGCGCTTTAAGTTGTAGTTCCTTATCCATTTAACAACGTGTCATATCGTTAGGAAAATCTACATCGAATGTCATTCCCCACCCTGCTAAGTAATTTTCAAAGCGTTCTATAAAAGGTTCGCAAGTTGGCGCTCCGTTTAATTGGTAAAGGTTATCCCAAATATTTCCGTGTTTCAACATTTCAAACGCTCGGTTTAATACTGCTAACTGAGTATTTAAAACGTCTATTTCGTTGTCCGCGGTTTCGAACGAATCGGGCGCTTCTTCTTTGCGTTGGCTTACGTTATCCATAGCCATTAAAGTAACGTTCGCAGTCATTACGTTATCGTTAAACGTAACCTGATTAACCATTATATGAACTAACGGAAATATAGTTTGCTTGCCTAAGTCAACGTTAAAAATTGAACCTTGGGAAACGGTGTTAACTATCGCATCCGCATTAAAGTGTGTTCTAAGTTCGTTTAGTAATGAGTAGTATCCGTTCATTTATAACTTTTTTTAATTTCCATTAATTCTATTTCGTTTTTTTCTGCTTCGAAGGTAAGATAGGTGAGACATTTATATAATCCGTATTTAGTAACTTCGTCGTACTTTGTAAGGTCTCCTTTAGCAAGTCCATAGATTGAACTATACCACCCCCACTTTTTTCCGAATTGAGTTCGTGCGCTAAAGTCGCTTGTTCGTTCTCGCTCATCGTCTTCAGTTCCTTCTCTAAATAGTTTAGGGTAGCGCTTAACAACTCGCTTCCTAAAGTCCAAAAAAAAACCGAAGCGGATATAGCTACGTCCATTGGCGCGTACTGCATTAGTTCCGCGTATTCGCCCGCTCCGTTGTATTCGATTATTTCGTATTTATCTTTGTTCCGTATTTTAATAGGTCGGTACATAACCGCCATTGCCTTATGGAAGTCTTCCCACTTAGCCAAGTAGTTATCTAAGTCCACGTATTCGCCAAAACTTATATTTTCTAAATCGGTTATAAACCCGTATTCGATTTCGCCTATCTTAAACGTTGGTTTGAACTTTGGTTTTTCTGCAAAGATATTTTTAAAGTGTAAAATAAGTTCATTAACGCTTGTTAGTTTCATTTTAACAACGTCCTTTAACTGAATACCGCAAAAGATTTCTATCATTTTCTGCGCTATAAATTCTTCGTCGTTAGATGACTGCTGCAACTTTAGGAACTTTTGGTAGTTTACTAAAGGTATTTCGCTAATTGAACTTGGAACGTTTATTTCTAACTTCATATACTTATAATTATTTATTCGTGTTTTTGTAATTCACGACGTATTCGTGTGCTTTAATTAGCATATCAAAGTGAATCGTGAAACGTGGCATATTGTTAAACACTATTCGAACCCGCTTGCCCGTACGCTCGTAAATATATTCCTCAACGCGAGAAATCATTACTTGCATATCGTTAGTTTTATCGTATTGCATAACTTCCGTAATTTGAGCCTATCCCGAGCGTTTCCATTTCGTGATAACGAAAAGCATCGATAGCGTGGTTATTAAAATCTATTGGCTTGTTTAAGCGGTTGCCTTGCTTGTCCGTGCCCCAAACATACGAGCGTAATTCTTTGATTAAATTACTGCTGTTTGACGTTACTAAGTATTCGTTACGCTGCATTACGTCGATTCCGTAGTTTATTGAATCCTTGCCTTTGGTTACTCCTTTAATCGTTACCCCGAAGCGTTTTATTTCGTCTATTGATTTCGGCTCGGAAGAATCAGCATATACGGGTACGTGTTTTGGTAGAAGTTTCGCGATGTCGCTATTTAGTAAACCCGTTTGGTAAACTAATTCGTTTACTATTCGTTGTCCGTTGTAATTGTATATTTCTATAATTGCGGTAGGGTCGTTCGTGTAACCAAAGTCCAACCCTATTCCGAGTAACTTCGCTTCTTTTGGGATTGTGTCAATAGTTTTCCAATTACTGAAAACAACCCCTTCAAGCATTCCTAATTGACCTTCGCCGTAAACCTTCCACCAATTTGCCCAATAACTTGACGTCTTCGCCTTTTCTTTGTTCTTTTCTATTTGGTCTATAATGCTTTGGTCTAAGGCTTCGTTATCCTTGTAAGTTAAAATTAGGAAGTCCGAATCAGGTTCGTTTTTTAGTTCTTTGTGTACCCAAAATTCGTGAGCAGGGTTAAAGTCTAAAAATACTTCCTTCCGTGTTCGAATAGCCAATTCGTTATAAGCGTCAAAGGTTACATTGTTACACTCATTGATATATAGAATATCGCGCCGCGCTCCCCTTAACTTACTTGAATCATCTGCGGAAAAGAATTCGATTATACTTCCGTTTCTAAATTCGTACGTTAGTAAGGACTTATTAAACTGCTTATCGTTAAAACGGTTCGTCCACTTTAGTATCTTAATAAAATCCTTTAATGCCCCCCGCCTTAAGTGTGGGATTGTTTCCGCAACTACGCTTATTTCTAAACTAGGGTTACTTACCGCCTTGTTAATTAGCACCGCTAAAATTGAATAAGTTTTTGAAGCCGAAGTACCGCCTTGAATAATCTTAACGCGGTTCTTAAGTCCGAGTACCTTATTCGTTGCTGTTGTCCTCTTGAACATCGGGGAATAAAGGAATTTCTATATTTGTTTGTTCGATTTGCTGAACGGGAGCGCCATAACCACTATCCATTAATGCTTTATAGGCGTTTACATCGCCTTCACGCGCTTTTTTAATTAACGCTAAAGTCATTAGGTCTTCTTGCGACATATTTTCGTTTTCGCCTGTTAATGGATTCTTTAAATTTTGATTTACTTCCAACCATTGCCGTGCTATCGTGCTTCGGTTCTTACTTCCTTTTGGTCTTCCGTTTGGGTTTCCGCTTTCGCCTTTTTCCCAACGTGGTTGGATATCTTTATTTGCCATTTTATAGTTGTATTCTTGTTGTTTATTTAAACTCCTTTTATCGGAACATTTACTTTTTTTGCGTTTAATAAATCAGTCATTTTTTGAGGTGGTATTTTATATTGAATTATTTTTTTACCCCACTTTATCATAATTTGTTTACAATATTGTATTTCTTTTTCTTTAGTCCTATAACTAACAATTCCGCCTTTGTTATCGCCGTGTTCGCATAAATAATGGAACTTATTTAACCTTAATACTTTTTTATATTTTTGAAGTTGTTGTAATGCCATATCGTAATCGTCTTTTGTCCCTACTCTATTATCAAATTTTAATTCGTGTTTTAAATGCGCTTGAAAAGGACCCAAAATAATATTTGTTAAATTAAAAGGTAAAAATTCTTTAAATATTCTATTGTCTTCGTTTTGTCCTAATCCCCACATTTTACAATTAAAATCTTCGCATAACTTAAAATTATGTTTAAAAAAATTAATTAATTCGTGTTTGTCTAATTCTTTGTTTTTGTGTTCTCCATCATTTTCGCCTTTTCTATTTTCATAATAATTTATGCTTTTAACGTCATCATCAATCATTATTAACGGAAATTCTATATTGTTTAAAATCCAATTTCGTTTTTTTACTATGTCGCCATCTTCGCTATCGGGCAAAGTAATAACCCTGTCTTTTCCAACTGCTGCAATATATTCTTTTTCTTGACTTTTAGGGACACAATATTTAGCCATAAAAAAATAATCTTTTCCTTTTAAATCGTGGCTTCTTTTGTAACTTGGTATTATAACATTCATATAAAATTTTTTCCGTTTATTACTCTACCAATTCCAATTTTTTGAGTTCCTTCTGCGCTTGTTTTACTTTTTACTTGTTTTAATCCGTAAATTTCTTGTGCTACTTCCCAATCCATTGCATTGTCAAAATATAAAACAATATAATTATGTTCTAAAAATAATTCTTCGCTAAATTCTATTTCTCCAATATCGGGAATGTCTTTTGTTTCTTTTATTTCTTCAATGTCAATTGGTAAACCTAATCCCCAATCATCTAATTTTTTGGTGTCCCATTCATTCGCTAAAATGTCCCAATCCCATTCCCCAAAACCTACGTTGTCTTTTACTATGAATTCGTCTTTTTGTTCGATTGTAAGGTCGTTTGCCCTAACTATTGACACTTCACTATACCCCGCTTCTTTAAGTGCCTTAAAACGCATATTTCCGCCCAAAATAATGTTATTCTCATCCACTACTATTGGACGAAGTTCCAACATTTGTGGAAAGTCCTTAATTGATTTGACTAATTTCTTAAACTTTTCGTCTTTAATTAGCCTTGGATTCTTCGGGTTCGGTTTTATTTCCGATAGTTTTACTTTTTCTATTTTCATTTGATAAGTTTTCTTCGTAAGTAGACGAACAAACTGCTAAACGTTGGTCGGTTTCGGGGAATTCTTTTACCATTGTTTCGTCCGACATACAACGCATTACGAACTCTTTTTTATTCTCCTTCGGTGTTGGCTTCGGTAGTGGCATCTTGTTCGGCTTTATAGATTGCGTAAAGTTGATTCAATTTGTTTACTACTTCCCGTAGACAACTACCGCACGAAGTCGGTTGCATTCTTTGCTTAAATACCCTATTGTAAATCTTTAATAGTTCTCTTTGCTCACTTGGTGCAACTGAATTCCTACCCCGCTTAAAGAATTCGTCTAAGTAGGTGTATTCGTCTTCCGTTAGGCATTCGGGTTTAGTGTAGCGCCAAAGGTCGTTAAGTTTTTGTTTGCGTTCTTCGCATCCGCAATCTTCGCCCATTACCCATTTCGCTACTTTTGCTATTCCCGTAGTTTCTAAAATGTTTTCTACCGTGTCGCCTAATCCTTCGGCTTGTTTTTTTCTTGGTCGTGCCATAGTTATTTATTTTTATTCTTAAAGTAATCTTGACTTAGTTCGAATAAGTCGTTTCTTAGTATTTCGTTTTCCCTTTTTAAGTCGTGGTAATCCTCGTAAAGTTTTTGATATTTATCGTACCATTCGTGCGCTCTTTTTTCGCGCTGCTTTAATTCTTCGTTCAATACTTTTAATACGTATTTCATAACGTTATTTTATTAATTCGTAATCCTCGTTTTTGTAGTCCTCGTAGTCTTCTTTGAACTTCGTTCTTACTTTGCTTTTGCAGTTCTTTAACGTGTTGAATATTGAACTCGAACTTATTGTAGTTTCTTTAGCTATATCCCTTATTGATAAATCCGTGTCTTTGTAGATTGTAAATAGTTGCTTGTCGTACCAATGCCAAGAATCAACTTCTTCGTGTATCTTACTGAGCAATCTCGAATAGGCTTCTTCTTTAGTTAGGTTAGTGGGTTCGTCTTTTAATACGGCTAACTCGTTTAGGCTTACCATCGCATTCTTCTTTTCGCTTTTAATATGTAATAAGTAAAGATTGCGTAAAACAAAATACATAAAACCTTTATTAACTTGCCCATCGTGAATAATGTTTTCGGGTTTACAATACTTATGTAATCTAAGGTAAGATTCTTGTACGATGTCTTCCGCAAAGAAATCTTCTCCGAAACTTTGAACAAGTTTAACCCATTCTTTGTGGTCTTTTGCAACTATTTTAAGCCATTCCATTTGCTTAGTTTGTCGTCAAATATAATGATTAATTTCTAAACATAACAATCCATAAAAAACCACACTTTTTACGGCGGGGTATTTCTTTACTTAAAACCTTTTTGAGTTCGGTAAACGTACTCGTCTAAAGTTCTTAAAGTTTTAATGCTTACCAACGCGCCACTTAAGAAGCGGTCTATTGTATATTGGTGCATCTTTAAGCCTTTGGATTTTATTTCCTTTACTACTTGGTTTCGTGTTTTCGTAAGAAGAATTTCTTTTAACTCCTTGCGTAAACTATTATCGTCTATAAACATAATCAAAAGGGTAAATCGTCGTCTTCTATTATCTGCGTGTGGACTTGTTTCGGGGTTTCGTTCACGTAAGGCTCGCTAAATGAACACGAAAAGTATTTTAATCCTTTGGAAGATTCTTTAAGCCAAAGTGCTATTTCCATTTCTTTGCCGTTTACGTTTACTTTACCTCGGTAGTCGGGTTGGTTACCTTGTTTCTTGTCGTTCTTAAAAATCGCTCCCGTGTTTGTTTTTGTTTCCATTTTATTTATTTATTTAAGTTTATTTCGTGGTCGTTTAAGCTATCGTTTAGAAAATCACGCATTCGCTCAACTATTAAGATTTCGTCTTTGTTTAGTTCTTCGTACTTGTACATCTTACGTAGTTCCTGTTGAAGTTCCCAAAGAACGTTAAGCATCGCAGTTCCCTTATTTGCGCAATAGTATTCCGCTTCGTCTTCGGGTAAGTTAAATTCAAGTATCGCCTTCATATTTCCTTCTTTAATTTTTCAATGTATAACGTTGCGTCCATTAATTCTTCTTGTAAGTGATTTAACCACCCTAATAAATCAACGTCTTTTCTATCTAAGTTCGTTCCGTATTTTCGTATTCCTCGTTTACTCCGTTCGTGGTATTTTGTCATTACTGCCATTAATACCGTGTCTTCGTGTTTTATTGGCTCGTTTTCTTGTGTTATGTTCATATTGTTTTCATTAATAGGTTATAGTATTCACGGCATAGCTCCACGCGTTCTTTAATTGCTTCTATTACGGCTTCGTCTTTTTGTACAAACCAATATTTAACACGACGGTTTTTTGGTATATGGCTAAACTTGTGCTTCGCTTCGATTTCTTCGCGTAATTCCTGCGATTCATCTATAAGATGAAACTTCCAATGCGCACGACGTATTTCGTCTTCTACCATTTCTAACGGAGTGTCGATTAAACAATACGCTAACACGGATTCCATTTTACCCGTTAACCACATATACCCCTGAAGTTGGTAATAGTAATCTTTGTTAGGTAGTTCGGTTTCAAAGAACGGAAACGTTGAAGCGTCCCAACTACTTTTAACGTCTATTAATACTTCGTCCGTGTTTACGTCGGGCGTTCCTGTTATCCAATCGTTGTTAAAGTGTTCGTCGTTCTTGTAAATAAACTTGTAATTTAAAACGTCGTTAACTAATCCTATCGAAAGGTCTTCTACTTCGTTACCTTTATCCGTGTAACGTGAACTAAATTCTTTTCGAATTCCGTACTTTTCTTCTAATACAAGGTCTTGAACGTACGTTTTAGCTGTTTGAGATAAGACTTCCCCGCCTTTGCGGGGGTTAGTCATTATCTTACCAATTTGAGAACATCGGACTTTCATACATTTTCAATTAATTTGGTTTGACCTTCAGTTAATTCAAAATTTTCAATTAATTGTTCTTTGGTGTATTTGCCGTCTGCAATCATTTCTAAAGCCTTACCTAATCGTTTGTTATCGATAGTAGGTCTTTTCTTTACTTGTTCGCCTGAAGCGTCCGTATCCTTGTCCGTAACCAATCCAAGCGCCGAACTCAAAGCGTAGCGACGGAAGTAAGTAACCCCGCTTCCGAAACTTTGATAATCGTTCATTCCTTTTAACTCGACTTGCGGAATGGCTACTTTAGATTCTAACGTTTCGCCTGTTTCAACGTGAAAAATAACGGTTGCAATATAATCGATTCCTTCTTTAGTGTCGAGTAACTGCGTAAATCCTAATCCGTGTTTATTTAGTAGCGGATTAACTACTTCAAAAATCTTTGGTAAATCTGCGTAACTATACCCGTAGCCTTGTGTACCCTTGTGAATTACGGGTACTTCCTGTTGGAAGGCTGCCAACGATTTAAATAAATTTTTCATAGCGTATAAAAATTAAAACGTGCGTTAACCAAGTCGCACCCCTTGTTTTTTTATTAAAATTCGTCTGTTCTTTTGCTTATTGTCATTGAATTAAATCTTGAAATTAATCTCGAAATTGTCGGTTCGTGTAAACAACCAACTTGTTCTTCCTTAAACCAATAACCCCCTTTTAAAGATAATATATATATATCGTCGTAATTATCAAATACCCCATATTGATATTCGGTATGTATACCCGATACATAAGGACTATTAATTAAATCTTTTTTGGTTCTGCATTTTTTCATAGCGTTTGTTTTTAATTATATACAAATATAAATATATTATTTCAATTAACAATACTTCGATATAATTTATTTGTTAAAAAATGTTAAAATTTCTTTTCGATTAATTCCTTTGACCTATCAAAATAAGCCATTAACTCAATATCGTTAAAGGAATGTTCACGGGGTTTTCTTCCCCCTATTCTTATTTCTCCTTTGAGTTTTTCAAGTTTGCCGTATATAATTCCGTCGTAACATTTCCAAATAATTACGGGGTTCGTTTTTTTGTCCATTAGCTTAATTAATTTTCTTACGGCTATTGGTAGCGGGTAGGCTTCCTGCATTGTTTTGTTTCTTCCTTTTACTTCTGCATAGCCTATTATTCGTTCGTCTTTAAGTAGTTGAAAATCTATATCGTGTTCGTCTAATTTTCTGCAACTTAATTCGTATTCATCGCAAAAAATTGCTATTGCTTCCGATTCGTTTTGTAGGTCTTTAAGCGTTTCAAATCTCATTTATCTTTTGTTTGTATGTTTTTATTATTTCTTTGAGTTCTTCGCGTGTGTACTTTCGCGTTTTGTGTGCTTTGGCGTGTAGTTCTATTAAACTATCCGCGCCAATTCTTTGTTGGATTCCGATTTGGTAGTTTAATAAGTTTCCGTGTTTATGTTGGTTGCAGGTTACGCATTGCCCGTGTACGTTGTCTTCGTCGAATGTAACGGCTTTGTGTCCGCCACTACTAAAATAATGGCCTGCGTCAAACTTTGAACCGAGTTTACAACCGCAACTTACGCAAGGTTTATCTTTATCTCGTAGCCTTATATACTTGTTAAATACCACTTGGGCAAGTTTAGTTAGTTCTTGAACCGTTTGGAGTTCGTCTTTTAGTACCTTTTTCTTTTTCTTCCATTGTTTTTCCTTTTCAAGTTCTACCCAAACACGGACACATTCAGTATCAAAGCAAAACTTTTGATTAAATCGAACGGGAGTGAATTCGGCTTTGCAGTTCTTACACTTCATATTATTGTATTGAGAAACCTATACATTTTCGTTGTTTATTATATAATTTTTTAATCGTTACTTCCGATGCCTCTTTAACAATATCATATAATTGATTAAATTCACCTTTTTCGTATAAAATATGTTCGCTTCTTGTAATTCTATATGCTTCATAATTTTGGTGTATTAAATTTTCTCTTTTATCAATAAAATCTTTACACGGAAAAAATGCAATTAATTTATAAGCTAAACCATTTTTATTATAAAAATACATTCTTGTATTTATATTATTTGTTTTTCCATATTTTAATACAGGCTGTAATTTATTATCTATAATCCTGTAACATTTACATATATATAAACCTTTTATTCTATTCATAATTTAAGGCTTTATTTATGGCTTCTAAACGTTTGTTTTCCGTGTTTAAGTCCAAGTTAACTAATTCTAATCTATACGCGTTTTGGCGCAACGCTCGGTATTCTTGTTCTAACTGATTCCAATATACCTTACATTCCTGTAAATGTTCTAAGGTTTCTTCCATTGAATCTATTAAGTCCTTTCGGTTAGGGTTCTTTTCTTTTATTTCGTTTAAACTTCCTTGAATCTTTAGGTAAGTATGCGATAAAAGAACCTGAGCGCGTAGTGTTGTGTAATCGTCCATTATTTTCCTTTTGCGTATTTTTTAATTAATGTATTCCCTTTTTGTTCCTGTTCAAAGTAAACTAATTTTTCCTTATCAAAAAAGATTTCGTGTTTTCCTATATTACCGTTTGAACGCGGTTTAATTTTATTAAAATATAATTCCGCTTTATAATAAGTTGGGTCTTCGCGGTGTACGGTTATCATACATTTTCCCGAGTTAAACCACTCCGAACCTCCTTTTAAATCGTATGGAACGGGTGCGCTTCTTTTTCCGTTTTCCTTTTCGGTTAATTTAGGGTGGATAATCGTATGCAAGTGTAAATCGTTGTCTTCTGCGATTTGGTTACGATACGGAAGAACGAACTCTAAATACTGAGCGTAACCACCGAAATCGTTGTAAGGGTGGTTTAAGTCCTTCCACGAATCAATAGAAGCCGTTTCTAGTCCTTCGTCTTTTTTTAGTTGTACCGCATAATCCCAAAATTCAACGGGTGTCATTTTCGCTTTAATATCGTCGCGCGTTAGTACCTTAAAATGATGCGTTACCCAATCAATCGCGTGTAATATTTCTTCGTCCGTAATTACGTTAAACGATTCAGGGTTAAAACTTTTGCCTGTTTTCTTATTAATTAAGTCCGCGATAATTTCCACGTTCGAACCTACGTCGGGAAAATAAACCAAATGCTTCCAACCATAAAAACGGGAAGTATTCATAAGGCATTCCATAAGTACCTGAGTTTTACCCGACATTGGGAATCCCGTCCAATCCGTGCAATTACCCAAACTCATCGAATAGTATGCGTCCATTCCTTCAAAGCCTAAGTATTTACCTTTTTCGTGGTAATTGTTTCTATACCTGAAAAGGTCGTCAATTACTTCGTGTGCTTTTGTTACTTTAAATCCTTTCATAGCGTTTTCGTTTTTAATTATTGCCAAGCGAACTTAAACGGTTCGTCTTTTTTTATCGGATAACTTTTCTTTAACCAATTTTGAGCCGTTAAATTTAAACTTTTATAGGCTTTATTTTTAGCGTAGTTTTCTATTTGGTCTAAAATTTCGTTTATTTGTTCTTCAGTCCAATTTATTTTTAAACCTTCAAATTCATCTTGAGTTAAACACAAATGAGCGAAGCGCCTGTATATGTTTTCTTCATTCTTTTTATTCTTATCATTCTTGTTTGTTGTTAGTTGTTTGTTAGTTGTTTGTTGATTGTTTGTTAGTTGCTTGTTAGTGTCTTCCGTTTCGTCTTGGTAACTATCATATTTACAAATAGTTACTGTAGTAAATTTGTTTGTTGATTTTACTTCGATTTCGTTTGTACTTTCCAACTTTTTTAAAAGTGTTCTAAGCGTTTGTAAACTGATTCCTGTATCCGAAGAAATCTTACCTAAAGACGAAATAAATTCGCCTCGTTTAACTTCCATACCTTGCCAACTTGCGTCTTTGTGATTCGCTTTTAATAGCAAATAAATAAATAGGTGTACCGCTTCGCTTTTGTTAAACCATTCCCAATCTAAAAACTTTCGGTGTATCTTAATCCAACCGCTCATATTAAATTTTAATAAATAAAAAAAGCCCTTAAAATCCCGTGCATCCTACCTCACGTTCATTTAAGAGCTTAATAACTTCTTTTCGCATTTATAATGTAGGATGAATGCGTTTACAAATATAACTAATTAATTTAATATATGTTCATCGTATTGAAAATTTATTTGATATTCCCCTCGGTAAATTCGTTCCTGTATATGTTCTAAGTCTTTTAACCCACCCGCGCTTTTAACGTCTAAATATAAATCATTAATAGTTCGCGTTATTTTAAAATCGTTCATTGCTGCGCGTAGGTGTTCGGTGTCGTTGTAAAAATGGCGGTCGTTAATTGATTCCCAAAGATTCGCGTTGTTGAAGGCGTGTATACAAGTCGCGTGATTCAAGCCTAACATTTCCCCGATTTCAATATAACTGAATCCGTACCCCCGCATTAATTTAATTACGTATCCCCGTTGGTTAACGTACTTGCGTTTTCTGCTACGTTTGCGTAAGTCGTTATCTTCGATTAGTGTGGTAAATTTGTTCTTTAATTGCATATCTTTTTTATTTCTTGTTTAACTTCTTGCCACCATTCCGCTTGTAAGTGATATTCGGAAATTGTTTCTAAAATTTCATCTACGCAAATTAACGCGGCTTCTTTT